GATGACGCCACCAACCCCAATCCGGCAAGTGTAGCCGCATCGGGCGACGATGTGCCGGTACCGAAAGCGATAATACCCCATACACCCGCTTCGGTCGAATTGTTGGTGATGTATATATACTGCGCGACACCAGCGGCGATCGATATAATCGTGGACCCGTCGGACTTCACCACGGTGAACGCGTTGCCACCCACATTTCGGATCAGAGCATCAGTACCTACCGACGTCTGACTGGCCGGTGGCATGTAAAGCTTTAATCCGGTGGTGGTCGCCGTAACTTCCATAATGCGGGCGGCGTAGTCATCCGTCGCGCTGCCATTAATGGGCCAAGAGAGCACGACGTCGGTGGACATCGAGAATGACCGGAATGAGACATCGGTCGGCTGGATTACGTTTCCAGTAAACGGGGATGTATAGCTCATGAGTCTTGTGCGATAGCTTGACGATCGGCAATACGCATGACGTCCTCATTTTTGAGGGTAGCCACGTATTGGTTGTACATTTGCTGCCACAGTGGAACACGAGGATCATTCTTTAAGAACGGCATCGCCTGAAGTAAGCATCCGTATAACAATGCTTGGGGCGCGTACTCGGTGAACCAGTTTACCTGATTAGACGAATCGAGCGGTTGAACACGCTCATAATACAGGACTTCAAATGTGTAATTACTGGCCGGTGTTGGTGCTACCAACCAATGAGTGTAATCATAATCGGCGTAGTATTTAGGAACGTCAGTGCTCGTCGCATCCGGCCAATACTCGCGCAGATATTCATACTTCCGAACCGTGACTGGTGACTTTTCGCCGTCCACAGTGACGTTCATGGACACGGTTTTTCGCCACCGGGCCGGTTTGGATATCACCGGATCACCAGTCACCATGGTAGATTCGTTAACAGTCAGATTCCCGAGAAACTTGATATCTGCCGCGAGCGCTTGCTCAGCCAGCATGATGAATGTCGGGATCTTCTCAATCGTCGCCGTATCCGTACGTTCAAGATAGGACTGGATATCCGCGACCAATGAATCATATGTCATTACCGCAGCCGCAGGCATGGTCGTCCTTTCATACGGTTGTGCGCCACCGAATTATACCATATCTTTCGCATTACGCCAATGCAAAATCATTTGTTCTTGAAGTACAGGCCGACCGCCAAAAGGCTCAACAGTCCGACCGTCACCGTCTGCACGACTGTCTTCCAAGCGACCGCTTTGGCAGACCTCCAAGAGTCAAGTAGGGATCTTAATTCCTTGACATCAGTTCCCGCCTCATCGTCGTGTAGGCCGATGTCGTATAGGGCCTGTTTTGCACCCAATCGGGCCGCTTCCGCGACCAGTTCCTGTATTTCGTCTTTGGAGAGGCTGTAAGTCGCTACAATTGGCGATTCCATGGTCTTTTTCCTCATTTTTTAACGGTTCCTGATGGCGTTGTATTGTTTGACGCATTGGTCGAGGGCGGCTTGGAGTCTGGCTGCGTCGGCAGCGTACCCTGCAAGAAATTCTCCATCTGACCTTGCCAGTTCCTTACCGGAGGCTCCAACGCAAGATCGGGCGGCACCGGGCACGGAACCATCTTGGGCGGGGCGCTCCGGACGGTCCCGCAGCTGATTAGCAAGGGCAGCAGACCGAGCATTAATATTTTTGATTTCCGCATCCTTCTCTCTCCTCAGGCGATCCGCTGCCTGTTGCATCTCTTGCTCACGACGGCGGGCCTCTTCTTGTCCTTTGGCATAAGCCGCGTACTGTTCAGCCTTTTCTCGGTCCCACGCCTGTTGCACTTCGGCTTTACCTGCCGAGTGTCCTTTGAAATACCCGCCCCCGGCAGCAGTACCTACCGCGAGCACGAAAGCGAGTATTAACCAAGGATTCATTTCGGCGGGATCTTGGTGCCGTCGAGCTTCTTATGAACCTTGACATCCCGGCAGACCTGTTTCTTGGTCTTGGGATCTTCGCGACACACCTTCTTGATTTCGCCACCCCCGAACGCGACGAGCGGCATCATTAAAACTGCGGCAAGAATAGTCTTCATCATTCGATCTCCGGGTGAGGGGGTTGAACGGGTGCGGGCTTGCCGCCATAACCGGTGATAACCGGCGAGGTTGTAGTTACTGGATCAATCGTCGGTTCCATACGGCGCACCGGAGTCTGGGCGGGTGCGGCAGCTTTAGGAGCAGGTGGAATAGGGGTATCCGACCGTTCTTTTTCGGTGCTTAGGTTAGGCGGCACGAATTGCGGCAGCGCATCCTTGCCTTTCACCGCCAAGAGTGTAGCAAGTGATCCGAGGATGTACTTGGACATATCCGACAGGATAAGGAAGAATTGTTTATCCGCAGGTGCCATCCCAGTCATCGGTTGAGTGACCCATACTACGCTGTAAAGCGAAATACCGACCATCATCACCACCGTGAAGCAAAAAGTCACCGCGATACAGAACTTAATTACCGCATCGTGTTGTTCCTGAGTTAGTGCAAGGAACTGGCTGATCAGTTTTAGCGGGTTCATTGGTCTCTACCTTCACTTCTTCCGGTTTCACTAATTGGTCTGGGCAGGTGCCGGTACTGCTACAATATGGTCTCTTGCACTCTTTCTTTTCCCAATTTTCGGGGTTTTGGCATGGGTACCTGTACTGGTCACATGCACTAAGCCAAGCGAGTGTCACTACTAAAAATACTAAGCGCCACTTCATAATGATGCTCCCTGTCTTCAAGTCCTATATACCCGCCGTTGATCGCCTTGGTTAAGCCTTTGAAATCATTCGCGTCCACGAAACGGTTCAATCTATTAGTCTCCCAGAACCAGCACGCGCTTTGTGCGGCACCTTCGAAAGTCCCGAGATAAGCCGGAACGTCCTGGATATTGATCTCTAGACTATCCGCAAATGCTTGGTAATTATTTCGCCCAGTGAGCTGAATGAGACCGCGACCGCAATAGCGATACCCATCACCGCTAGACTCGTCACCATTACCCATTCGATTGGCATATACTCGGTTTGCAATCTTTTCAGGCTTTCTTTCATAACTCGCTGCGATCTCATCAGTTTTAAAATAGTTAGGGAATACTCGACGGAGACCCGCCGCTCTATAATTTAAATTCTCGGTGAGGAACACGAACCCGCCCGACTCATGACCACACTGCGCGAGGAATGCGGCGATCCTTTTTGGTGTGTTGATGTCATACTCATCAAGCAGTGAACTGCCTCCGAATTCGTCTTGCGGTCCACACAGTGCGGCATACCACTGGTCCGCATATTTATTCTTCGGCAGGAACTTCTTAAACTGTGCCAGCGTGATCATTGTCCGTACATCCTCTCAATCTGTATCTCTTTGCGCAGTTCCCGCATCTTCCTCACCTCATGCACCGCCGCCTGTGTCGCGTAGTACATGTCGTAGTACATAAATGCCAAGATTGGCATGACGATAAAGAACATCAGCACCACGGTGAGTACTACGACAATCAGTGACCAAGGGACGTTCTCGTAATCATGCTTCTTGTCGTTAGCCACATTAGACCCACCGCCCATGCTATTACGAAGAGTACTGCCGAAACCCACATTGCCTTTGCCCTGATTTCCGCTATTCTTTTTCTGCGTCGCCATGTTGCTATCTGCGCTAGTCTCAGTTCCTCTGCGTGGGCTATCTCCTGCTCGGCAATAATCTCCTGCCGCATCTCATCGAACTTGCTCCAGAGCGCACCCAACTCCGGTGGGGCCTTGTACACCATAGTTTCTCTAACCTCGGCCCATATCGCATCGAGCCTTGAGTTGATCAGTATCCGGCGCAATGCCCGCTTACCCACGCTGTCATCCCCTTTGTATACCGTCTTTGCTTCCAACTGCTCTTTCAACAACAGCTTGGCAATCTCGTCATGGGTATCCATCAACGCGCCTAACTGAGTACCGATGTCGGTGAACACGTCGTTCGGGTCAGCCTTTGCTATCTGTTGAACTCGTTCAACCTCCGCCAGATATTGTTGCTTCTGTACAGGCGTCGGGTCTACTATCTTGTTGTACTGCTCCTTTAAGTCTTTCAGTACGTCGCTTACATCACCCGCTGCGCCCTTGATGTCTTTGTAAAGTTTGCATCCAGCCTTTACTGCGGCAACAGCGGCATTAGCCGCAGCGAGTAGGGTCAGCGGGTCAATTTACTTCCTCCGGCTTTGGCGGTACTTGCTCGTTAAACTGTGCTACCAGCTTCTGCCACAGAGGATGCGCTCCTGACTGCGTTGGCAGGTTGCCGATTACCTGTACGATAAACTGCGCTTCGTTTTGGTCTAATTCAAAAGTCATGCAGCACTCCAAGGTAGTTGAGGAGTAACGATAGAAGGTGTGATTTGGTTTTGAATTTGTTGTTCAACAGCAGCCTCAGTCACGTCTTTATCTACGCTACCGGATGACCATATCCAACTTAGAACCTGATTTTGTGTCAACTGGTCGTAAGGCGTAAAGTCACCCCCCTCAAAGCCTAGTCCACAAGTACTGTATACAGAAGCTGAATACTGTCCGTCTGTGCCTGAACAAGCCCAATGCACGTTACTTACTACGTCTGTATTTCCATCTTGATTAGGGATGCAGTCCATAGCGGTCACAGACCAAGTAAAAGTAGCTGCCATGAGTTTTTCCTTATAAACGATAAACGGTGAAAGTATTAGCCGCAGTTCTACGAATACGGAAGTGCGCTGATGTGCCTGTTGCAATAGTGAGAGCGCCAAGTGTTGTGTTGCCGTTAGCACCAATCGTAATCGTGCCGGATGCGGTGTTGATTACGAAAAAGTCCAAGCAGACGTTGTTACCTGCCCAAGTCAGCGCACCTTCAATGTTAGTACCCGTAGGCAGCGTGATGGTGTAAGTCGTGCCAGTAGTGTTCAGAATGCCAGTAACTAATTCAGCACCTGTGAGTGTTGCTGCTGCCGCTTTAGATGTCGGCGCACCCTGATACGGCATGACAAGGTTGCTGCTGAACTGCGTAAATCCTGATCCGTCGATACGCATACTTTCCGTATTTGATGTTCTTCGAAAAATTATGCTGGTGCTGGCATCAAGATTATCAATATACAGATTGTTATCACTAAACTTAAAAATTTGAGAGCCAGCTGTCGTTGAAAAATTACCAGATGCGTTAAGCCATCCCAATACTCTGCTATTACTTAAAGTAACGGAATTGCCGGGAATAATCGTAGTCGTACCAATCCCCACGTTACCGCTGGAGTCGATACGCATGCGTTCGTTGCCAGCAGTAGCAAAAACAATTGGCGCACTACCGTTTGTACCAACCACGGCGGCGCTTGTATTAACAAATTCTAGTATTCCTAAACTAGCTTTAGTAAGTCCGTAGAATGTGCCAGTTGCAGTAGAGCCATACTGCCTAAGTGCTGTGTTGGTGTATGAAGGCAAAGACAGATAATCTGATGCTGCGGCAATAAGTTCGCCAGAACCAGATGTCGCTGCTGGTCTTGCCATAATATTATTTAGCACATCCAAGTTCGTAATTGCGGAACTTTTACCAATCCCCACGTTCTGCGAGCTATTTACCCGCAACGCTTCAGTACCACCTGTACCAATAGCTACCGTATCCGCAGCAGGGAAGAA